CGGTCACGTAATCCGTTCGCAGCTTTGGTCTTCACAGCTTAAGGAAGTCTTTGAAGACGACCTAATGGCGCTGAAGTACGTAGACTTCCTTACTGGGTTCCCTGACGGTGACCAATTCAACATTGCTTCTCTTGGTCAGATGCAGCCTAACGACTACGTCGAAGGTCAGGCAGTAAAATACTCTGGCTTCGACACTGGTCAGTTCCTCTTCACCATCACTGAGTACAAGTCAATTGCTACTCACATTACCAAGAAGATGCTTCAGGATTCGTTCCTTTCACAGCAGATTAAGGGTCAGTTTGTCCCTAAGATGCGCCGTGCTCTTGATAAGGTGATGGAATCAGACATCCTTAGCCTTGGTCCAGAAGGCCAGACTACCGGAAGCCTTAACGTAATTAACGGTGCAGACCACCGCTGGGTTGGTTCAGGTCCTAACGAAACTATCGCTGTTGACGACTTTGCTCGCGCCAGCTACGCTCTACGCAAGGCAGAAGTTCCAATGAACAACCTTGTTGCCATTGTTGACCCATCTGTAGCTTATGCTCTAGAGACTGCAACTAACCTTACTAACGTTTCTAACAACCCCAAGTGGGAAGGCATTATCCGCGATGGCATTACAACTGGTATGCAGTTCCGTATGAACGTATATGGTTGGGACGTGTATATCTCTAACAACCTTAAGAGTATTGGTGTTGAAGCCATTGATGGTAAGACTACTGCAACTGGTGTTGCTAACCTCTTCTTCTCTGCTGATCAGTCTGCCCTACCCTTCGTAGGTGCTGTACGTCAGGCCCCTGTTGTAGAATCAGAATACAATAAGGACTACCAGCGCGAAGAGTATGTTATGACCACTCGTTACGGTCTCAAGCTCTATCGTCCAGAAAACATGGTTGTTGTTATCACTGACACCGATCAGGTCTAACTTTAAATAAAGGATTATAGAAAATGGGTACTTGGACAAACGCAGACGGTCTTTACATTAAGTACGGTGACGACGAGGCAAGACATGCTCTTGGTGGTCATGTAACTCAGGATGGTGGTGTACACTCTCTTGAATTTCTAATTACCGCCCCGGACTTTAACGCTCTCACAAACACTATTCTAGGTGATGGTGTTTTCATCCCTAGCAACGCCTTCATTATCAGTTCTAACTTCTATGTTGAAACTGCATTTGTTGGTGCTACAGCTACAGTAGACTTCGGTCTAGTTCGTAAGAACCGTACAACTGAAATTGACTTTGATGGTTTTGATGCAGCTATTGCAGTTGCGTCCCTTACTGCCAGAGCTTCAATTAACGGTGACGGTGCTCTAATTGGTACACGACTATCCCAGCCAGCATTGGTAACTGCTCGAAATAACACGGCAGACCTTACAGCGGGACGTGGTGTTCTAACTATTACTTACCGAATCTAACACCAATCACCCCCGTTAAGCCTAACCGTTTAGCGGGGGTTTTTTTAGGAGATATTAAATTGGTAGCACACGCAACTCTTACTGGTGCAGAACTCCACGAATGTAAAGGGGCTGATGCCGCATCGGCTAACACTGTTAGGGTTAGTGATGGCGCTGGCAGCGGTACTTGGCAAAAAATTGCTGTAGATCAAATTAATGCATCGTCTGTAAAAAACCTAAATAAGCAATGGGACTCTTTTGTAATTAAAAGCATAACTGATCCTAACTCTCGAATTTATGTGCCAATTGATCAGACTAAAACTTGTACTGAGGTGCGAGTAGTCCCTAATAGCACTCATTCAGGTTCTCTTACTGTGGGTGTTCGTAAAAACGCTAGTACAGTTGCTACTGGGACAATTTCTTCGACATCTGAGGGTGTTGGCATGACAATTACAGTTAATACATCTTATACTACAAGTGATACGTTTAGCTTAGATTTTTCTGGTACGACTACAGCCTCTTTCACAATTCTTATTAGTTATACTGTTTAAGGTTTACCATGTCTGATAAAGTTACAGTTCAAACAGTAGATAGTCTTCAAAACCAAACTTCTGCTTTAAATAAAATTAATTCAAACTTTACAGTTCTGGCTGATAAAATAGACACACTGTTGTCACGGGATGGTGACACTCCAAATCAAATGGAAAGTGTTCTAGACATGAACTCTAACAGAATTATAAACCTTCCCGTACCAGAAAATACCACTGAGCCAGTTAGATTAGCAGAAATCCAAACCTTAGTTAGTGGTGGTATCCCAGAAGGCTCTATTGACGGAGATCGTATCACAGTAGGTACTTTGCCAGAAAATAGAATTGAGGGTAAAGTCTCTAATTCTAAATTAACCGACATGGCCCAAGCGACAGTTAAGGGTCGGGCCTCCGGTTCGGGCACTGGCCCTCCGGTCGATCTGACTGGCGCACAGCTTGCCGCAATTATTGGTTCTGGCTCAGTTGATGGCGCTAACATCACCAACGGCACTGTGGTTAACGACAAGCTGGCCAACATGCCAGCGGCTACGATCAAAGGGCGAGCCTCCGGCGCGGGCACCGGCGTTCCGGTCGATCTGACCGCTGCCCAAGTACGTACCATTATTGGAAATGTCGGGTCTGCTGTCGACGGCCTCGCCCCTGCCTCTGGCGGCGGGGCGGTAAATTTTCTAAGGGCTGACGGAACGTGGGCTGCGCCCAGCAATATCACGCTTAGAACGCAGCAGACCACGACCAGTGGAACGCAATTCGACTTCACGGGGCTCCCCGCTGGCATCAACGAAATCGTCGTGCATTTTGACAGCGTGTCCTTGACTGGGACAGACCACTTAATCGTGCAGCTTGGAACCAGTAGCGGTGTTGACGCCGCCTCGTATGTCTCTACGTCGTTGTTTATTGCGGGAGGCTCCAATGGGCAGAGCGCCAATAGTACCAGTGGCTTTGCTGTCTTCATAGGAGGGGCGGCAAACATCCATTCGGGGCAAATGGTTATTCGGCGTATGAGCGGCAACAAGTGGACGCAAAGCCACGCGGGCCACACAGGTTCAATCTCTGCTTGTTCGGGCGGTGGCGTCAAAACTCTTTCGGCGGAACTAGACCGCATCCGCATTACCCGTACCGGCACGGACACATTTGATGCTGGCGCTGTCAACATCAGCTATACTTAGTGAGGTAATGTATGAATAGAAATATCTTTTTTGAATACGTAAGAAAAGCCCCATTCGGGAATCGACTTACCCAGTCTCAAGTTGAAGGTCTTACTAAGATTCTTGACGAATGGGAAGTCAGGAAGTTAGAAGACGACAGATGGTTGGCCTATATCTTAGCTACTGCTTTTCATGAGGTTGCGGCTACTATGCAGCCAATTTTTGAAAGGGGTTCAAAGGATTATTTTAATAGGTACGATATTAACCACAATCCTAAAAAGGCTAGGGAACTAGGTAACGTAAACCCCGGAGATGGTTTTAGATACCGTGGCAGAGGGTTTGTACAACTAACAGGTAGAACTAACTATCGTAAATTTGGTATTGAAGACAAGCCTGACGAAGCTCTCAAACTAGACAAATCAATTAAGATTTTGTTTGACGGTATGATTAAGGGTATGTACACAGGGAAAAAACTCAATGACTATTTCAATGATTCTGTGGATGACCCTGTAAATGCTCGTAGGATTGTAAATGGCACAGACAAAGCCAAGCTTATTGCTAAGTACCACGATAACTTCCTAGACTCTATTAAAGCTGCTAGGTCTGGACTAGTAAAAGAAAACACACCAGAGAAGGTTCTTACTGAAGATGTTAAAGTCACAGAAGAGATACCAGCACTGGGTACAGTTATTTCTGCGGCGGGCGGCATTGGTGGTCTTGGGTTTCTTGTTGGTATTAACAACCTTTATGCTCTTGCTGCCTTTGGTTTGGTTCTTGTTGCTGCTGTGGCTATTGGATACGCTTACTTATCCGGTAAACTAGTTATTAAGAGGACGTAATGTTTCTATTATCTAAGATAAAAGAATGGTTCCTGTATGTGTCTATATTAATTTCTGTTGTAGGGGGTATTTATCTTAGAGGTTTTCTTAAAGGCCGACAATCTGAGAAACAAAAACAACAGGAATACAATAACAAGGCTATAGAGGTTCGGAAGGAATTAAACAATGAAATATCTAAATCTTCTGATTCCGAGCTTGACGCTCGCGCTGCTAGTTGGATGCGCAAGCCCCCAGAGTAACTTCTGTGCTACTGAGTCTCCGTACTACTTTACAGAAAAAGAGTACAAGGCTTGGAACAGAGAAACTAAAGAACGAATTGTTAGCCATAATGAGTTTGGCAAAAAACAATGTAACTGGAAGACAGTAAGATAATGGCAACCCTACTTTCAATTGTACAAGAAGTAATGCAAAGCATTGACGGTGACGAAGTTAACTCTATTGGGGATACTCTAGAGGCTGCTTCAGTTGCCGGGGTTGTAAAGGCTTGCTTTGACTCTATAGTAACAACTAAAGATATTAGAGAGTCTCAGGTTCCTTTTACTCTTACTGCCTACGGTGTAACAAAACCAGTGTTAATGGAGCGGCCAGACGATATTATCAGTGTTGACTGGATTAAATATGATGTTCGAGAGGACGGTGATCCATACCCTCAGTGGCGTACCATTGAGTATCTAAACCTAAAAGAGTTTCTTGAGTATAGTCAAAACTTACCGGGCCAACTAGACGAAACTATGTTTGGTTCTTTTGTACAAAATATTAACGGAAGCAACATTACTTTTTATTACAGAAAAGACGTTGCTCCTAGGTTCTTTACGACTATTGACGATAAACTTATTTTGTTTGACGGTTACGACAGTGAAGTGGAAAGTTCCTTACAAGAATCGAAGACAACCTGCTTTGGTGTTTATAACTTGGAGTTCCAAAAAAATGATGGCTTCGTTATTCCTTTTGATCGAAAAACTACGCAACAACTAATTGAAGACTCTAAAGTTAGAGCTTCAATTGAACTAAGACAAACACAGAATCCTGCTGCTGAAAAAGCTGCTCGCAGGCTACACGTCAGGTCACAATTTGACAACAGGCAGGTAGGTGCGCCGGATTCATACGAAAATAGGATTGGCTATGGTAGAAAATAACGAAATTGAAAAGGTTCCTTACAAAGACAACTTTTTTCTTGTAGAACCCTTTACTGTGTATAATTTCTTTAGGGTCCGTATGGAGCGTGGCTCAACCCCTAAGATTCTAGAAGACCAAATGTTTACTAATAGGCGACAAGCCAAAATTGCAATTGATAATTATATTAGTTCTATGAACGTAAAGGTAAAAGCAAATGGCTAGAGCTTCCGGCACAAGTGTTGAGAATAATTTTACCAAGGGATTTCTAACTGAGTTCTCAGGTTTTAACTTTCCAGAAAACGCTTGTGCTGAAACTCTCAACTGTGTCTTTGATCAAACTGGGAGTGTTTCTCGTAGACTAGGTTTAGGTTTAGAAGAGGTCGAATCTCCACCAACTATTGCCTACAACTCTACTTCTATTTTTACCTCTTTCGTCTGGAAGTCAGCAGGATACAGAAGTGAGAATAGCTTTCTTGTTCATCAAGTAGACAACCTGCTCTATTTTTACAGAATTGTAGGAGACAAGATTGCAGACAACAAAACAAGCTTTACTTTTGACTTAAACTCTGTACGTACAGACGGTCTAACATCTGCTCAGCCCGGTTTGTATCTTTGCCAGTTTGCTAACGGTTCAGGACGGCTGTTTGTTGCTAATCCAAATACAGAACCATTTTACTTAAAGTATGACACAGACACAGAGACTATTTCAGCCACAACGATTTCTGTAAAAATCAGAGATTTTAAAGTTTTACCGGATGGCTACGACATTATTTCTAACATGCCCTTTTCACTTGCGTCCTCTAACCAAGCTTACGTATACAATATTAAAAATCAAGGTTGGACAGACGCTATTCTAAGTGGTTGGAATAGTCAAGGAAACAGTCAATATCCAAACAAAGGACAGGTTTGGTGGTACTTTAGAGATGCTGCTCAGAGTGCAATAGTCCCTTACTTCCTAGACTTTAGACCTGGGGCTAGATACAAGTTCCAAGATTTAGGCGCTTCCTTAGCCCCCCGTGGTACTTACATCTTAAACGCATTTAACCAAGATAGAAACGCTGTGTCTGGCCTTGTGGGGCTTCCAACACTTAGTTCTAGAACTAAGAGGCCGGGGTGTAGCGCGTTTATTAACGGTAGATTGTTCCTTTCTGGTGTAGAAGCTGATGGGTACAACGGTGTTGTGTACTTCAGTAACATTCTAAAGGACGTAGACGACGACATTAGGTTTTATCAAAACGGTGACCCAACTTCAGAAGTAAACCCACAGCTTCTTCCCAATGACGGGGGTACGTTTATTATTCCCGAGGCTGGGCGTATTATCAGGATGATTCCTGTTAAAAGCACTCTAGTTATTTTTGCTACCAACGGTATTTGGGTTGTACAGGGTAACGAAGGAGTTGGGTTTACCGCAACTGACTTCACAATTGAAAAGATTAGTGATGAACCTTGTATTGAAAACCAATCTTACGTAGTTGTGTCAACCTTTCCAATTTGGTGGACTAACGAAGGTATTCATACTCTACAATCTTCAAATATTGGTGCAATTAACTCACAGTCATTAACAGAAAAGACTATCCAAACTTTTTATGATGAAATTCCACTAGCCTCTAAGAAGTATGTTAAATCTGGTTACAACTCTTTAACTAAAGAAATTTTCTGGTTGTATTCAAGTAATTCTACAAGTCCTAGAATCTATAACAGGGTCTTAGTATTGAACTTAAATACAGAGGGGTTTTATCTACATTCTTTACCAGACAACTATTCTATTGTAGACATTGTTTCACCGCCTGTAGCTGAATCCACTGTAGAAACGGTTAACGTGACTAACAACGCTGGGACGACTGTAGTTAACAGCACTTCCGCTGTAGTGACTGTAGAAAAATTTGGTGACTTTAACTCAGACTCATTAGGTAATGTCAAATTTGTAATTAAGTATCTAACTAACAAGATTGGATTTGCCAAGTTTCAGAATACTGATCTTAAAGACTGGGCTGACTTAACATCTCCGGGAGTTAACTACAACTCATACTTTATTACAGGCCCAAGAGTCCGTGGCGATGGTCAACGTAAATTCCAAGAAAACTATGTAACTGTGTTTTCTCGATACAAAGTTAACGGGTCTTGCTGGATGTATTCAATCTGGGATTATGGTAACAACACCAACTCAAATAGGTGGGGGACTCCACAGCAAGCTATTATTCTTAATGCCAACTACAACTATTATTCCAGAAGGCTCAAGATTAGAGGCAACGGTAGGGCAGTGCAGTTCCGGTTTGAATCCGAGGGAAACAAACCATTTGACATCTTAGGTTGGTCAGCATTTGAGACTGTTAATGAACGAGTATAGTTTTAGACTAGCAACTAAAGGAGACGAAGAAGCTCTCTACGATATGTGTGTAAGCTTTTTTATATTCTCTGAGTTTTCTAAACACAGACCATATGAGCCGGAAAAGATCAGAGAAACTATCGACTGGTACTTATCTAGACCTAACAATGAAGCTGTAGTTATTCTTCTTTGTTACAATGATTTTCCAGTTGGTATGTTAAGCCTTATCAGTGCTCCGGCTCCGTTCTGGAATGGGTTTCTAGCCTCAGAACAAGTATGGTGGGTAGACCCTAATCACAGAGGCCGATATTCGTTGATGATGGTTGACCTAGCCGAAGAATGGGCAAAGAAATCAGGGTGCTTGGGTATTGCGTTTAGCGCCCTGAACTCTAATGACATGGTTACAAAGATTTACGAAAAGAAACAATTCAAACTAACAGAACTAGCTTATTACAAGGATATTAAATAATGGCAGTTGCGACATCAACTATTATTGGGGCTGCTGGTCTGGCTCTTTCTGCTGCCGGTACTGTTGCGGCATTCTCCGAACAACAGAAATCAAACAAACTACAAGCTAGAGCTATTGAAGTACAACGTAACCAAGCTGAGATTGAAGCTGGCAGAGCCCGTAGACAAGTCTACAGAGATATGCTAAAGGCACAGGCTCAAAGTGAAGCTTCTGCTGCTGCTCAGGGTGGTCTAGCTTCGTCTGCCCTAGCTGGTGGCCTTTCACAAGCTGCTAACTCAGGGCTACAGAGTGGTAGAGACATTAACCAAAACCTAAACTCAGCCAACCAGCTATTTGATTTAAAGAAGTCTTCTATAGGTATCGGTCAAACCTCTAGCCTACTAAACAATGCTGGTAGGGGTATGTCTTCTCTAGCTGGATTTCTATCAGGACCAAGAAATTAAAGGTTTAACTCGTGATTGAATTACTTGACCAAGAGATTGCTGCTCAGGAGCAGATTGATCTAAACAACATTAATCAGGGTAAAGAACAAACAGTGTTCCGTGACCCATACGCTCAGAAGAGAGCGTTGATGGCTAATGTAGCTTCTAAAGGAGAGATTACTACTGAGTCTGCCTTGGCTAAAATTCAAAACCAAGAAGAAGAATCACTACGTCTACATCTACGCAACAAAGAAGCTGCTGAGGCTTCCCGCGTGAAGGCGTCTGTGCTTACTGAGTACATTCGTAATAGAGACCCTAGCAAGTCCGTAGACTCTGCTGAGCTTGCCGCTATCTCTAGTCTTAAAGATGAAGACATTGAATCCCCTGAGAAGTTGTCTACAGCCGTAGAGCGTAACTTTGCTAAAGAGATTACTAACCGTGGCCTAGCAACCAAGCCAGCGGTACGAGAAGCTTTTAACTCAGAAAACCCTGAAGCTGTAGACGGTGTAGCCCAAGCTTCACAGGACCTTATTGCACGTGCCCTTATTGCTGAGAGGCACCTAGAGCGTATCAAAGGCATTGCCGAAAAACAATCTTTGTCTGGTTACATTGCTGACCAAGCTAAGCAGATTTTTCCCGGTTATAACTGGTACAAGAAACACAATATTGCTACTCAGACTGTTATCTCAGATATTTTACCCGGCAACAGCATGGTTGCCCAGATTCAGTACTTGTATTCCCTCCCGCCAGAGCAGTTTGACAAAGCTCTAGGTGAAGCTATTGACCGTCTTAACAAAGACAACACCCCACTGGCAAAGGAGTTTGCTCAGGGTGTAATTCAATATGGTTCACTTGATCAATCACTAGAAAACTCTTTTGCAATTCTAGACGCAATAGGTATTGGTGAGGTTGGTGTACAGGTTGGTAAAGCTGCTGTCAAAGGGTTAACCAAGAAGACTATTCTTAAGAACGCTGTTAAAGACGTAGCGGAGGCCGCCAGCAACCCTAAGTCAACTGCGGCTGATGTAGTAGCTGCCACAGGTGATCTGGACACAGCGGCCCTTCTAAACGCCGGGAAAGCAGTACAGCTTAGGGCTAGAGGTCTTAGAAAGGCAGAAGAAGTCGCAGAGTTTGCTGACATCGTAGCTCCGTCTATTACTCGTCCTAACGCTCCGTTTGCTGGTGCTTCTCGTCTTACTGCTGGTATGACAGCACAGGTTGTCGAAAAGCTAGAAGCTAGTGGTACTGGTGTTATGAACGCCCTTACAAAAGGGTTTGGTGTTCTGCGTCTTGATGAAGAGACTGCGGCATTGCGTTCGGCTATGGACAAAGCCATTAATGACATGGCGGACATCCACAAGTTTGACCCTAACAATGCTGTACTAGATTACCGTTGGGTTCCTAATACAGAAGACAAGATTGGTCGTTCCAACTCTGTTGTAATTGAACTTGGTACACAGAACAAGAGCAACTTTGACACCCCTATTCAGGCAGAGAACGCTGCTCGTCAAATCTACAACCTTATTGATGGTGACTACAACATTGTACAAAAAGGTGGTGGTTTCCACATTGAAGTACGTAGGGACCTAATTGAAACTGCTGACTCTGTACGTGACGCTCTGATTACTACTGCTAACCAGAACCCTGAAGGTCTAGTAAACCTGATGCTTGGTAAGGTCCGTAGTGCTGAGGGTCTTTTGTCTAAGTCTCAGAACGAAAACCGTAAAGTTGCTCTAGGTTCTGCTGAGACAGTCAAGAGATGGATCGAGGATTCTTTCCAAGACCTAGGTAAGTACGCTAGAGACTCCAAGAATCGTGAAACCCTGTCTAGGCTTCTAGAACAGAACCGTAAAGACGAGCGTTGGTACAACTCTGCTGCTGATTTTGAGAAGGCTTTCTACGACACAACTGGCCGTTATCCAACACCAGATGACCACGTAGCTTACCGTCAGGCTGTACAGATTAGTGACCTAGACTACCTTGTACGTAACTCTGATTACTATTCTCGTAAAACCCGTCAAGGGTATATGAAATTTGAAATCGAGGGTCCTATTATGAACGAAGGTGCTGAGGCTGCTACAGCACCGTTTGGACGTGCTAGTGAGTCTAACATATCGACTACAACTACTAAATTTGAAGGCCGCATTGTTGAGCAACTACCAGAGTCAGGTAAGACTGGCCGAGTAGTTATGGTCAACCCTAACGGTGGTCACAAAGTTGTAGATGTAGCTGACTACTCACCAACTGAACTTAAGGAAATGTACAAAGATTGGGGAGACAATGGTTACAAGTTTATCCAAATCCAAAACCCATTAGACCCAGCCCTAGAAAAGTTTAGACCAACTAAAGATAATGTACCGATTAATTTTGTTGCTGTACGTAACGTTAAATCAGCTAGGCTTGATCCTGTACAAGTGCCTTACAAGCCCGGTGGACACACCTCCTACGAAGGGGGTTACTACGTAGCTTCGCCTTCTGTATCACCTATTCTTCGTAATGGTCAGTTTGCTGGTGAGTCCTACAATGGTGAAAAGATTGTAGCTCAGTTTCGTTTAGAAAAAGACGCCAAGAAGTTCTTTGACGATCTAGAAGTAGCTAGACAGAAACTAGATGCCCCTGACTTTGATGCTTATGTACAAAGCAAGTTCGGCATTACTCCCGGTGAAGTACGGGCTATGTTTGACCTAGACAAAGGTGGTGTAGACCCTAAAAGGGCTCTGTACATCAAGAACGATGGTCAGTCATTCAAGGATATTCGTCCTAAAGAATACAACGAAATGATTGACTACACTGAGTCTAAGTTCAATCCTTCTGCTGAGATTAACTTAGAGTTCATCTCCAAGAAGAACAAGGATGTATTTTCGTTTCAGCGTGGCTCTGCCCAGAACCCAATCTGGAACAAGACAGACGCTAATATTGTAGACCCTTTGCTGGCTATGCGTAAGAACCTTAGCGATGTCACCAACTCACTAGCTTATAATGATTACCGTATTCGTTCTGCTGAAGAGTGGATTGAGCAATATGGTGATCTCTTTGTAGCCAACGGTGTTTCTAAGGAAGCTTTAAGACTTTCCCCTATGCACTACATTATGCGTGGGGACGAGCTTCTTAAAGGCTCTACTGGTGACGCTGCACACCTAGCTTCTGCTAGACAGTCACTAAAAGCTATTCAGCATCTTATGTCTGTACCATCCGAAGTTACTCGTTCTGTAAACTTTATTAAGTCTAGAATGATTAACTATGTTTACGATCTTAACCCTAAGATTGCTGAGTGGATGGATGAAAAACTAATGTACACTACTGCTGATCCATTGAAGTTTCTACGTAGTGCTGCGTTCCATCAAAAGCTTGGTTTGTTTAATCCTTCACAGTTTCTTCTTCAAGGCCAAGCTATGTTTAATATTATAGCCATTTCTCCCAAGCACGGGCTTTTAGCTGGTACAGACTACTTAGGCATGCGTCTTCTGCATCTAAACCCTAACCCTAATCATATTAATTACTGGGCAAAAAGGTATAGTAAAAACGCAGACTTTGCTGAAATGTACACGGCTGGCAGAGATGCCGGTTGGTTTAGCACCGGAGGTAACCTTAGCGTTAACCAAGCCCTAGCCGAGCCTACTATTGATTCTGGTAAACTAGGCAAAGCTTTGGACTTCTCTGCTCTATTCTTCAAAGAAGGTGAAATGGTAAACCGTATGGTTTCTTGGTCTGCTGCTTGGAGAGAGTTCAAAGCGGCTAACCCCGGTAAGGCTATTGGGGACAGAGAAGTACGGGAAATTATGCAGAGAGCAGACAACATGACCATTAACATGACTAGAGCTTCTAACGCTCAGGTACAAAATGGTTTTGGCTCTATTCCTACTCAGTTCTGGTCCTACCAGTGGAGACTTATGGAAACAATACACACTTCTCTATTTGGTAAAGGTGTACTTAAAAAGGGTGAAGCCGCGAGACTACTGGCTATGAACGGTGCGCTCTATGGTATCCCTGTAGGTGTTGTCGGACCTATGACTGGTATTTGGCCTTGGTACGAGAGTATTGAAAAATACGCTCAGGAAAATGCTATTGACTTAGACGCTAACCTAATTACCAAGACCCTAAGCCGTGGTCTCTTTGAAATTATCTCAGAGGCTACAGACGGTAGGCAGTACGCTCTAGGTGAACGGTTTGGCCCCGGTGGGCTTCCAACTCTAAAGCAAATCTTCGACGGTGACAAGCAGGCCAACATCAACGCAGCTATTGAACTGTTCCTAGGTGTTAGTGGTGCGACGGCGATTAGCGTGATAGGAAACGCTGCCCCGTTTTCAAGACAGATCGCCAATGTGTTCAAAGGTCCAGATGAACAAGTTCCGTTTGCTGTAGAAGATGTACTAGATGCTCTTAAGTCTGTTACAACTGTCAACAACCTTACTAAGGCTTGGTTACTCGCTAACTACAGCACCTACTACACTCGTACTGGTGTCCCTATTAAGAACTCAGAAGATGTAAACTTCATGGACGTAATGGCCCAGACTCTAGGTGTACAGCCTAGAGAAATGGCTAAGTTCTACGCTCGTAAGGATGTAGTTAAAGATCAAAGGTCTGCTGCTCAGGAGCTTACAAAAGCAATTGAGACTGAATTTAGCAGAGCGTTTAGAGCTACTGCTAGTGGTGACACTAAAGCTGCTGAGAACCATTTCAATAGAGCTAGGGTTCTAATGGAAGGTGTCGGTAGGCTTAGTGTTACTGACAGAAACCAGTTGTTTGTAAATACCCTACGTAAATTTAAAGACGAGGACATGAACGAACTAAACCGTATCTTTATTATGAAAGCACCAACCCCTGAAATTCAGAAGGGTAGAATTGATATGATCGAAAGAGAGAGAATGCAAAATGGCAGATAAGTACAACGTTGATCCGGGTGTAAAACCTGCTCCTAATCTGTCCCCCGGTGCTGGTGGTATCGGGGGCAACCCCGGTAACCCCGGTGCTGGGTTTGCTTCTCTGTTCGATCAGATGGGTTCTCTGTTTGGTGACATTCAGAGGCGTCAGAACAAAGCAGCAGACACAGCTATTAACGCTGGAGTAGCCTCTCGAAATATTATGCCAGATACTCTTGATCGTACCGGAGCATCTGTTGCTTTGGAATCACAGGAGGCAAAACAAACACCGGGTAACCGAACTGTATCTGGCCCTATGTCACCTGCTGAAATTGGTCAGCTACCACCCACAGTCCAAACTAGTATCAATCGTGGTAACACCATGACAGAAGGGTTTAGACAAGGTAAGCTACAGTCAGTAAACTACTGGCAAGGTATTTCTACTATGATGCGAGATGACATTTCCAAGAACCCCGGTATGGCTCAGCAGATTGAGAAAGCCTACGAAAGACAGTATGGTTTTAATCCATCTAAGAAGTATTACGAAGAATGGGATAAAGCTAACGCCCAGCGTGAAGCTGATGAAAAAGACACTGAGAAGCGTTGGAGGGAAATGAAAACAACTGCTGCTGGTCTTGGTTTTAGTGCCGAGGAACTTACAGCAGGTGACTCTAACCCTAATATTCGTTTATCTGTAGAGCGTAGAGTTCTTGGTAGACAATCAGAGCTTGCTCGTAGAGATGCTGAACTAAAGAACCTAGAGTTTGCTGAGAAGACTGGCAAGGCTAACGAAGAGACTTACTTTAAAGCTGCATCTGAAAATGTCTACGGTATGCTTCAAACTCGTTTTAGTAATGTTGTAGAGTCCGCTGAGAATGTCTCTGGCACATCTCTAAGTGCTATTACCAAACGTAGAAACGAAGCTATGTCTGATGGTGTAATTAGTCCTCAGGAAGCTCAGGAACTACAGATGATGATGGGGCAGTTTAAGGGTACTGTTGATAGAGATTTCAACACTCTTATGGAACCCTACATGGGTAAGATGTCCGTAGCCAAGCGTCAGGAGCTTCGTAAGGTTCTTGATGATGAATACAAGAAGCTTGAAGAGGATGTTCTAACTGGTCGTACTGGTCTTCTAGACCACAATAAGAGGATCGTCGACCTAGCCAAGCAGGGTGATGCCTATGCTGTAATGCAGCAGTCCACTGTGGCTCGTACTGCTGGTGCTCTTGATGCTATTAGCAGAGATGCGGCTAATACGTTTATTGGTCAAAAACAAGGTAAATTAAGTAATGAAGTAAGTGAACTTCAGCTTGATCAGATTGGTATAAAGGCAGTACAAGGTAAACCTCTTGGTACTTCTATTAGTGAAGAAACCCGAACTGCCGATCCTAAGCAGAAAGCTGAGGTGGCCAACGCCTCAATCAATGGTGTTAAGAACATGATTCTTGACCCTAAGACTAGCCCAGAGTCTATTCGTCAACTTACCTCTAGCTTGTTTGCTGAGGGTAACATGGACATGCTTAACAAGCACTTCTCACCTAACAGCAGGACTAGAGTCTTTACGGCCCTAGCTTCCCCTGCTATGACACAGAGAATGGTTGAGGTCGGTAAGACTAATCCTAAGGCTCTGGAAGACTACAAGAACTGGGTTATTACTAACTTTAGGTCAGTTATGGATGTCCATGTTGATAACCTAAAAAATCAATTTTCTGGTGATTTTAGTGTTGGTGCTCAGCAGAAGAATCCTCTAGTTATTGGGTTTGATGGTCAAAGGTTTACTGTAGCAGCTAACCCAGAGAAAGCCCGGATTGGTGCTTCTGGTAGGTTAGTGTCTTCTGCTGGTTTAGGTTCAGCTGCTGTAAGTACTAGTATGCGTTACTCAATTGAAGCAGTAAATGACATTAACAAAGCTCTAGAAGCTATTGAACCAGTCCTAGCTCTTTCTAAAGACAAAGAAAGTTTTACTAAATCTTTAGACACTATTTTTATGTCTATTGGTGTAGGTGGTGCTCAACGTTCTGATCTACAAGAAGTTGTAAAAGCTTACCAGCAATACAAACTAAGTGAAGAACAATCTCAAGGCGTCGCTAAAAAGAAACCATCTATAGTTCCTGACAAAGATAAACCTGTAGTTGATAACCCAAGACAATTAACACCTTCTGATCCAAATGCTATGGCTTCTGATGAAGAACTACCACCTTCTGAGCCACTGGCTTTTGAGAATCAGGTAGTTGACGGAGAGACTGTAAAGACAGTACCAATAGTAGAAACACCCAGAGGTGGTGAAGACAGAGTTCTTCCTGCTGAGCGTAATGCTGCACAGGGCACAGTTATTAAGACTGCTACTCAAGCCCCTGCCCCCGGTAGGTCTTCAGCACCAGAAATGGTCCGGTCTAACCCACTAAATCTACAGGTACAAACAGAAGCAGAAGCTAACGCTAATCCTATGGTAGCCGGGTTTATTGCTCCTACAGACGGTTCGTATAGCCCTAATGCTGTTCCCGCTACACAATCTGGTTCTGTTGCTCCTGTAGCTGCTGGTGGTCCACTAGACCTTACTAGGTACTACCAAAAGACTATGAGTGCCGAAAGTTCTGGTAACCCAAATGCTAGGGCTAAAACTTCTTCAGCTACCGGGTTATTTCAGTTTGTTGATAGAACTTGGAAAGGACTGATGAAAAGGTATCCTCAGCTTGGTCTAACACCAGAAGGAAGAACTGATCCAGCACAACAGAAAAGAGCTATGGAAGTTTTTACACAAGAAAACATTAAGTCCCTTAAGTCTGCTGGTCTTCCAGTGACCAATGGTACACTGTACCTAGCCCACTTTGCCGGTGATGGAGGTGCTAAAGCAGTTCTTCGTGCAGATTCTAAAACTCCTGTAGAAAAAATTCTAAAACCTGAAGCTATTGAGGCTAACGAATTTTTAAGAGGAAAGACTGCTGGTTGGCTTATTAGATGGGCTGAAAGGAAGATGGCCTAAAGACTAAAGACAAAAAGAAACCCCCAAGGAGAAATCCAAGGGGGTTTTTCTTTGCTTTAATTTGTTGGGATAACGTGTTCTTCACAAGTGAAACCTTGTTTGTACGGTAGCCTAGAATTATTTAGGTCTTTAGATTCAGTTACCATGAACTCAATACCAGTACGAACACACTCGTCTAAACTGGGCATTCGTATTGTTTGCATCTGTGGTGAACCATTACTAACCATTAGAATCACTGTCAGGTATACTGCTTTGATCACTTAGTTTTTTCCTTCTAATTAGTTCTCTTTCAGCAAAAAAGACAATTTTATTTAGGTCGTATTCGGGACTAGTTCCTTCTTTATCCCCTAAACGGTAAGCAGCTTTAAAGATGTTAGCTACAGCAAAATTCATATTTTTATACTCAATTAAATCTTGTAACTCTTTAGAACCTTCTGGAAGCTCGTAATATCTGGTGGACCAACCATCACTTTTTATACCTTTGGTAGAATCTTTGCTTGTCATCTTTGGTCGTTCTCATAATCATTAGACATTTTTAATCAACTCTTTGTCTAAATCAACACCAACTCTTTTTGCTACTTCTCTTAGAAATTGCATTTTGTCTTCAATTTCACAGTCAGGTTCGTTGTTTTCTTGGTCATACTTTTTTGCTCTTTTTAAAAGCTTCATCATTTCATCAACAGTTTTTTTCAAAGAATCAAATTCTTCTCTTGTTGGGCCGGGTATGGTAATTTGTTTAACAACCCAAGGATGAATTTCTGGTACTCTTTCTCTATAGTGGTCACCAATCATAGAAACAACACACATTTTATGTCCTTTAAGTTACATCCAAAATTTCACAGAAGTGAGTAAATAAATTTCTCTTCAAGACCCACAATAACCTCCTGAAGTAATATCACAAACATCGTTCATTTCTACGTGCTCAGTTCCCAAAGTTTCAATAGCTTCTTTGTAAGAAATTGGGGTTAAAGGTTGACCACCACGCGCTCCATCAGGGTAACACGTAAACCCACGAAGCCTAGGTGCATACTTAGCTAATACAGAGGTAAAGTGGTCTACCTTATCTTCATTGTTAAGATCAGTTCCCCAAGCTGGTAAGTTAATTGTACTAGAGATAGACATATCAACGTAGTCTTGTACGTCTGCTTGAAACTTAATACGCCTTTCGTAGTCTGCTGCTAGATCAATAGCACTTTCTACTTTGTCTGGGTCAACACCTGTACTCTGAATAATTTGTTGAGCAGCATGGTCTACATAGTTTTGATAGTGCCACTTAGTTCCTTTTAGGTATCGGCGCTTATAAGCCACTGCATATACTGGTTCAATACCTGTAGTAGTCCCTGCAAGAATACCAATAGTTCCAGTTGGTGCAATAGCTCTGTTAGCTACTGGTCTAGAAATACCTAGCCTATCTGATTCTGTTTTTGATACATGATCGCTAACACCTTTGTAAACAGACATCCAGTTACGAAGGTCATCGTTCATTTCGTATTTGTGACCTCGTTGAAGAAGCCACTCGTGTACACCCATAATACCTAAACCTAGTCGGCGGTTTTTCTCTCTTGTTTGGTAGACCTTTTCATAGGGAAGGTCAGCTTTGAGTGTACCAATAAGAAGAAATTCTGTGGCTAAAGCTACAGCAGAAGCAAATTCTTCTACAGTCTCAATTCGTGAAAGATTGATACTACCAAGATTACATACGTCTGAGTCATCACTAGAGGTTACTTCAGTACATGCGTTACGAAGAGTTTCGTTTTCTTTATCAAAGAAGTTAAAGCTAAACCCCGGCTCACCCGTCTTCATGGCCTGAGTTACATTTTTCTTAAATGTGTCACCAGAATCGTTTGTTTTCATATAGTTTAGTAACCACTTGGTATCGTAGTTTACCGAGATATTTGTCATATCTAGTGGTGCTGGGAAATCAAAATCTTGTTCTTTAATATCTTTTAAGGTTAACCCAGTGTTGCCTACTTTTAAAGCATCCCAATCCTTAACATTAAGAAAAGTTTGAATGTCCTTATGTTGCCAATTAAGTGAGGCGTAGATAGCGGACCTCCGAGAACCCCCTTGCATAACTCTTCGACCAATCTCATTGATCATCATCATCTTTGGAATAGGCCCGGACGCAAAACCACCTGTACGGGAAATAATTGCCCCGGATGGTCTATAAACAGAGTAGTCAACACCGATACCACCACCAGTCATAAGACAAGATTCAGATTTCCAAGACAGATTTGCCCAGTCTTCTCTTGTGTCTTCTTCTGCTTTTAGAAGATAGCAGTTGTTAAAAAATGCCTTGTCTCTTCCTGCATAGTAAAGATACCGACCACCGGGAATAAACTTCATGTCTCGGATAAGCTCAAAAAGCATCTGTCTTTTGTCTTTGGCCATATGGTCTTTACAGACATGCTCAACAAGAGTCTTGGACAATTCTTCCCAAGATTCTGCACCTTGGTGACGATACTTTGAATTGAAAATTGTTTCAGAAAGTTGATTCCGAAACATTGGGTTTACATTTGATTTAAAAAAAGTCACACTAAGTCCTTAATTATTACTGTAAATAGGAAGGGATACTTTACTAAAATTTTCTAAAGCTTCTTTTGCCTCTTCAATAGTTTCGTATCTACGCATTTCCTCCCAAGTAAAATAGTCTATAAATAACCCTCTAGTTTTTCTTTTTGAAAAAACTGCATAAGGAAAAATAGTGGAACGAGAAAAATCAATTTTATAACTTGGGTCAGTTTCTTTTGCTAAATTATTAGACATTAAACTTTTTAACCTTTTTCTTTAATCTTGATTCTTGTTTAAAATATTCAATCCAGCTAATAATAACTGAAAACCAACTCATTATACTAGGCCCTTAAGGTTAGGTTCTTTGTAGTTTGGTCCCTTGGACACCTTACCGTCTTCCCGGTAGATAGGTTTACCATCAGCGCCAAGCTTAGACATATTGGAGCGGTGTACTCTCATAAACGCTTCTTCAATAGGTAGGTTATAGGTTACACAGAAGCCAAAGACAACATATAGAAGGTCTGCTGTTTCCTTTAGAATGTTCCGTCTAATGGTATCTGGAATTAAGACACCATTCATAATGTACTCATCAGCCTTGGTAAACTCTTGGCCAAGCTCCCTAAACTCTTCAGCGATAAGCCTCCATCGTAGCCAAAACTCATTAGCATCTGGTTGAGCAAGGTCACGTTCAGTAGGGTGTTTGAAAGCCTTGTGAAACTCGTAGACTTTATCGTAAAAATTAGGATTGGTGTCTTCCATAAACATCTCTAGTTGTTCCGGTTGTTTAAACCGTTCAAAAGCTTCAATATCGTGTTCGTTAATCATTTGTTAACCTTTCATTTAATTGAAAAATTACAACTGGTGTTCCATTATTTGAAAAAGCTGAATAAAGAATAAATTCTCCAACTTTTACATTACTTAAAGTTGCAATGTTAAAAGTATCATCGTTATTATTTTTTGCACGAAAACTAAATTGTAAAATATCTTTTTTCCTATGTTTAATTGTTAGGTTTAGGTTATCTTCTTTGATTAGATTGTTCAATAGTGATTCTAGTTCTTTTGCTGGAAAGGAATTAATCTTCACTGCCGTCTCTTTTAGGTTGCTTTCTACGGTTAACACCTTTAGGAACTACTCTGACCTTGTTATTGTTAAGTTTACCTTTTCGATTAGCCCCAATGTGGTCAACTTCCTTGTTGTCACCCTTACGAACCTTACCGGCCTTCATAGCCTCTCGTCTGGCTGCGTTACGCTGTGCCCTACGTTTCTTTTGTTCTTCACTTTTATGATATTTATCATACTCGTCACGATAATTGCGTTCAGCCATTTTTTAAGTACCTCACTATTTTCTGAAACTCTTCTAAAGTTCCGTTTTTTAGTAAATCATTTGCTCTCCAAGACACAACAACTACATTTTCTTTAGTGTACCCTTTTGAGGGATTAATTCTGTGTAAGGAAGGTGAATTAGGTGACTTACCTTTGCCTGCTTGAAGAAAAATTGGAATACTCAAAATTGGGCAAATTTCAGGGACAACTAAATCTTCCGAATTTAAATTAAACTCTAAGTTTTTTCTTTTTGATCGGGATTTAGCACTACTAAGTAGGTATGGTATTGGGTTTTTTGTTCTAAATCTTAAATTATAGGCTGTGTAGTAATCACCCAATTCTTGTTTTTTCTTTTGTCTGTATTGTTTATTATATTCGGATCGCCCTAACCTATAGGCGTAGTCACGTGCCATTAGACCAAGTTTCCTTAGCTGAGATAATTGGATAAACACCATCGTCTGAATAAGTAATCTCAATATTAGGTGAAAAACCTTTATACTCTTTATTTTTAAAAACGTCAATCATAATTTCTGGTTCACCAACTTGTTTTAACCATCCGTCGTCGTATGAATCATACAAATCCTGAAGTTGTTTAATTAGGTCTTTGAGTAGCATTAGTTAATGCCTCCCAAGAATGGGGAAATAAAGGTTTAATAATGTCAGACCACATTTCAGCTAACTCACTGATTTCAGCTTGTGAGTTTTTATCTGAACGTAACTTATAAGCCCTAGCCCAAGCTGCAAGTGAACCAGTAACGTAGTAGGAGGTATACATAGATTGTGGAAGAACCATACGAGCCTGTTCGGGTGCCACACCAGATTTTAACATTGATACGTAAGCATCGTAACAAGTATTTAAAGCATTTTGATAAACATCTGTTGAATAAGCCTCGCTATTATGTGGAATTACTCTAACAAAACCTAATTTAACTTCTTCATCACTAGAGCCTTGCTTTTTGTTCTCAGCCCGCTTACGCCACTTAGTTGGAATAAAAAACTCAGGTTCATCATCTACATACCTACGAGATACTTCGTTGTAGGTAAATCCAACAGTGTGTTTGAACCTCTGGCGGGCTACAAAGATCGGTACTGTCTCACGCATAGTAATCATAGCGTGACTGAATGGCGTCCAATGGTTGTGCTTGGCTAGGTAGTTAACAAGTTTCTTGTCTTTATCAGGAAGAACTAAAGAAACTGGTGGAATACGTTTTGGTTCTTCGTTATTAGAAAAAGACCATCCTGAAACTTCTTCCCAGTCAGACTCTTTATCAAAGGAGACCCTAGCTGCATTAACAACTGTTAAATCATCCCCCATATGGTCAATAAGCTCAGCTTTCATTAGTCGCTACCTAATAGGAGTTCAAGCTTTAGACCATGTACTTCATCGTCTTCTACAAAAGAAATAATTAACTTATCAAATTCTAGCTTGTATGGGGCATCACGAAGATACTTGGTAAGAGCCTCAACAATGTGGTCTTCTGATAGAATCTGAAATACATTAGCCTTCGTCATCAGTAAATTCCTCTAGGTTTGTAGGACGGATTTTCTTCTCACGATGTTTCTTTTCGTCGATAACTCTCATACGAAACTCACCAACTCGGTTTTCCATAAAGTACTTCTTATGCTTATCCTGTAGGTTTTTAATTCTACGTTCAAGTGCTTTTTGTTTACTCGTCTTCATCGTCCGAGTCATCCGCGTATTCCTCTAATCTTTCTAGATCAACCTCACCAATCTCGTATAGTTTAATTAGTGCGTCATACGGATCAATCTCCAACATCAGAAAGACTTCTTCAAGATCATAATTACTTAGCAGTTTCTTAAGGAGGTTACTTGTCATATTCTTTTCTTAGTTGGTCGATAGAAACAAACTGAGGATCAAACACACCGTCCTCTACGTTTCTAGCAATTACAACCCCTCTCCACCAAAGCTTGTTGATGTTACCAGCCCAAGGTGAGTCATAGTCTTGGTAAACACCAGCCACTACACAAACTGTCTTATTACCATCAATGTTAGTATGGATGTTAACGTCAGCAGTATGGATGTGGCCACAAACCGACGATTTACCGTTAGCCGCCCGGATAGCATAAGCTGGCTTAACACCGCCGATAGGACGCCCCATAATACCAGAAATAAAATAATGAGCATAATAAATTCCATCTACTTCAATTATTCCGGGGGTTCCCCCTTCATATCTAACGACTTCGTCGTAGTACTTTTCGAGTTGGTAATCAGAGAAGCCGATTGTGCCCTGAAGTTCGGGTGATAAATCCAGTGCCCTTTCGATCCTATGTTCATGGTTTCCTTCCAAGTAAATTGATCTAGGTAGTTTTTTCTTGGCTCGTTTAATTGGATACCATGTTCTGTCTTGGAAGTCGTTCCCGGATTGAATGTCAAGAGCATATGACCGTCCTGCAAAGGCTCTTTTACCTTTGTCGTACGTCGATAGAGAAGCCATGTCGTAACCGTCGCCCAAGTTAACGACAACATCAGGCCGAAGGTCAAGAATAAGTTTACCAAGGTAATCTGCTCGATCATTGTTAAAGTCCGGGTGAGCGTGAGCGTCGGGAATAATCAGATGGGTCTTACTCATTCAAACAATTCCTTTGGTAGGGATTTAACAGAGTAAGAGATACCGTGCTTGGTACACCAATCTGAGTACTTGTATTTAGAACCTTTGTAGATAGCGTTGTCTCGTTCAAACACAATGTGGTACTTGTAATCAGGGTACTGTTGAGTAAAAGCTAAAACCTTCTTACGGTCTTCGTCTCTGAAGTAACCCTTACCTTCTACAATAACCTTACCGACTTTAGTTTCAGCAATAAAGTCTGGTTTGTAAGTTACGTCAACCTTAACATTGAAAGTCTCTGGTTCGTACCTGTAGTCAAACTTCATCTCGTTACTGAGTGAGTGAAAGGCTTTGTCTAGTACTCGTTCAAATGAATTACGTGGTGTTGGTTCTTTTTTCTTTTTCTTACTCATTTAACTTCAGGAACCTTTGGTGTGTTAACAACTTTAGTTAAAAATACAGGACCACTGTAATAAATAAAGGTTCTAAGACCCGGCCAGCACTTAGCTTTAAATGAACAATACGAACAATTAACACCAAGTTTTTCGTTACCGGATTTACCTTCTGGCTCTGTTTTAAACGCTCTAGGTGGGGGTGTCGGAGATTTTAGTTTCTCTTGCTTATCTGAGATAAATTTTTGCCAGTCGCGTTTGATGATAGGAGCTTCTGACAGACACATATTACCTAGAGTTTTATCAATAGCTAGGAAGTAGGCTTTGTCTTTAACCTTTAGTCTAGGATCATTTTGAGATGCTTCTAGGTACGAATTTATCTGTGTAATGTACCCGAACGGATCGTTGTCAATGCTCAATCCTTCCTTGAACTTATTAAAAGAATAAGTACTGGCAGACTTAACATCAACAAGACAACCGTCAATAATAGCATCCCTGTGGCCTTTAACTCCGTGTAGTTCTAATTGTTCTTGTTCTCCTTCTACGGTGTGGCCAGCCATCACAGCTAGTTGTAGTAGAAATGATTCTAGGATGTCCCCGAACATAAACTTGATGAGTACAGGAGCCTCCATCTTCTCAGATTCATCTGCGTAGTGTGTCTTGTAGTAAAGTTGACGATCACAAGGATTACCCATTGAAGACATACGAAGAGAGTTATCTTTCGACTGTCTCTCTTCGTTATTTTCCGGGGTGTATAGGAACTTACCAAATGAGTTCTTGTCAACCTTACCACTAGTAAACAACTCGTAGATGTCAGGTACTAGGGTATGGATAGATTTCATTAGTTGATAACTCTCGGGGTATCTGGTTCGTCCATTAGTCCCTCAACAAACTGTTGCATTTCTTTTTCAGTGACTTCTTTAACATCAACAATAGACAAAGCTAAGTTAGGTGTGCTCTCAGCAATGCTGTCCAGTAGATTAGTTACTGCCTTTTCTTTTGTAATATCATCGTTAGAGGAAATACCAATAATCTGGTTTACTTCTTCTGTAATTGTTCCAGTCAGGTGTACTAGGTAATAATTCTTCTTATTGTCTGACAACTGTTGTTTACCTTAGAATGGAATTGCGTCGTTAAAGATTTTGGTTTCAGTCTTTGGTTCTTCGTCTGTTCTACCTTCCTTTTCATACGGAACAAGCTGGGTAATAAGTACACCATCTAGGCGGCAAGCAGTGCCATAAGCGTGATCGTACACGGAAAGCTTGATAGTTCCCTTTGTACGATTGCCAATCAGGTCAGTGAACGGGGTGTTAGTGCCGTCTTCATTTCTAATCTTGACTTCTGGTACACCGCCAAACTGAGGGTAGGTCTTGTGGTTTAGATAGCGGCGGAACTGTACAAACTGTTCACCAGTCTCATCATCAATCTTGATAGTGTTACGGGTCTTGAAAGCCTTGAAAGCCTTTAGGTCATCCTTGTTGTCGAAGGTAAAATCTACAGAACAGAAAGGACCCTTGTCCTCACCGCCCGTGTTCTTGTCTACGAAAGTCTGGGCGTTCTTCTCGTTAAGCTTAGCCCACTTGAAAGTACCACTGAAATAAACTGTTTGTGTTGCCATTATCTAATCCTTAGTTCTTCAATGTTAATAGGAGTGTAGTCAACCATTTCTACAGAAACATTTACATGAAAAGGTGACGGAGGTTCTTTGTTATGAATGTGCCCGTGAACGTTAGTCAATTTTCTAAGATTTTCAGTAAGCCCCCGATCTAGAGTGGACTCGTGAACAGGTACATGCGTCAACAGAAGACCAAACTCAGGAAACATTTTCCAAACCATAATCTTTTGGAATACATTTAATAGGTTTTGGTCTTTACCATTATCATGGTTTCCTAGTACTAGTCTTTTTCTTCCTTTTAGTTTGTTAAGGAACGAAGACGGTTTTTCCAGATTAAAGTAAACGTCCCCTAGATGGTAAACAATATCACCATCCTTAACCACAGAGTTCCAATTATCCAGAATTGATTCGTCCATTTCTTTAGAGTCTTTGTATGGTCTATTACAGTATTTAATGATATTCTCATGACCAAAATGAGTATCACTTATAACCCAAATTTCCCTGCTCATTAATGTGTCTCGTACCATGAGTAACCTTGTTGACCTTGTCCTAGTAATGGACACTTGACACCAAGTAATTTACCTGCTTGTGTAATAGATTCTTCCTGAATCTTCTGTAGTTCATTAGCCATTACATCGTCATCTTTAGTTACCGTCTGAAATTCGTCATGCACTAAATTAACTTGTCTAAAGTAGATATTGTTCTTTCTGGCTTCTTGTCTCCATAGTACGTTGGCTGTCTTCATAACTACTGATTCACCATTCTGTAGATACCCGGCTAGAACGTAGTGTTCACTAGGAACCTTGACTAATCTTCCGTCTAACCCAATGAAGTAACCTCTTTCTGCATCTTTAGGGATAGCTTTTTGCTTAAGAAGCTTAAGTCCGGGGTAACCCTCAATGAAGTTATCCATAGCCTCTCTTGCACCCTTATTATTAGTATAGAGGATTTCTGCTACTTTGTCAACCCCTGCACCTAACAAAAATGCGTAAATGAAGGTTTTGGCCATAGATCGTCTTTCAGGTCCAATACCAAGCTTGACAGCATTAAGAGTATGAGGGTCAGTGCCATCTTCTTTCTTTCCACTAACTAGTGCGTTTGTAAAGTCTTCGTCTTCGATGTAGTGAGCAAAGATACGAAGTTGGATACCGTCTGCGTCTACACCTAACAGTCTTTCACCTTTTTCCACACGCCATACCTTACGAAGATTCATACCGTACTTAAGCTGGACCTGTTCGTATGGTGTTGGGTTCTTAGTGTCTTTAACTTCAGGGTCAGATGGAATGTTACCCTGATTAGGAGCTTGGTGAGACATACGATGTGTCCAAGTACCGATACCATTAAACCTACCTTGTAAGGACCTAGAGACGGGGTTGTAGGCGTTTATCCACTCAGTGAGTACTGACCTACGTGAAGCTAGTAGAATCCTCTCAGCGAGCTTCCTAGCGCCTTCTGGGGCATCTCTAGGTAACGTGGCTAGGTTAGTCTCGTTAACTTTATAGCCTCTGAGTCGAAAGCGATCCAGACGTTCTTTGAGTTCTCGATTTCTAGGGTTACGTTTACACTCCCGTTCTGCCTCGATATGGCCGTCTGTTTTATCTTTGGGTTTCCAACCAGCTTCATTAAGTCTTTCGATGATCTGGACTGTTGAGGCTGGATTGAACTCTTCAAAGTCAATAACACTGAATGGTGCCCCGGCGGTAAATGGAGTAAGGTCAGGTGTTGGGTCTCTGATCCACTTGAAGTCATTTAAGGCCAATGTCCCTTTTTGTGTTAGACGTGGTGTAACCTCTTTAACTAGGTAGCACTTAGATTTAAAATCTTGTCGAATCTGAACATCAATATCGTTGATACGTTCTTCAATCTCGTTACGGATACAAACAGTTTCATCGTAATCAAACGGGAAACCGTTGTTTTCCATATCCAGAGTAATGAACTCCATCTTGTGTTCAAGCTCTAAGGACTTGTCCCAGACACCAGTGTTAATGGCTGGTTCCATCTTCTTCCACAACCTATAGTTGATCTCTACGTCTTGTTGGCATCGGTTGATAATCTCATCTTTGTCAACAGTGTTGAAGTCAGTGATCTTAGGTTTTGAAATACCTAGTCTCTCACCCCAATCTTCTAGGCCGTGTCCCCCAATATTGAAGTTAAACAGTTTAGAGGTAACGTGAGTGTCACGGATAGCCAGAGGGTCAATTTTTAGTTCTGGAAAGAATACACGCAGAACCTTCCAATAGTCAAACTTGATAAAAAAGTGACCAATCCATAGTTGAGTGTCTTTGGCATACGATAGAAACTCATCTTTGTTTAGGTCTGGTCTCCAAAAGGTTCTGGCTTCTTGTGTGTCTACGTCTTTAGTCACAATACACCAAATCTTAGTTGGCTTTAGAGAGTCTGTTTCAATATCACATATGATTCTCATTAAAAAGCTATTGCTGCGTTGATTACACTTGAAGAATTAGGGTCAGTAAGATGCCCAAGATCAGGATCGTAGTAGGCATAACCGGCTGGGCCTGAATCAGAAGTTGGGCGATTTTTGGCCACCGATAGATAAAGCTTGTTTCGTTCTTCTGCATTTTCTGCCTCTAGGTTACGGGATAGTCTGATATGTACATGGGCAGTCTGTGAGATGTTTCTAGAGCCTCTGGGTCTTCCGTCATCGTTCTCGTGGCATACGAAGACTAGACAGAAGTTTAGTTCGTTAGCCATTGTGGCTAGTCTAGTGCAAAGATAGTCAAGAGTGCGGCGCTCATCACCGTCAGCGCCGAGGCCAGACACAACAATGTTAACGTGATCCAAGAAGATGAATTTACAATCGCAGACAGTAACAAGAAAACGGATAATACCAAGGATATGATTAGGATCATCACTACCAAAGTGATTAAAAATGTGTACACGGTTATCTCTCTTTACCATTTCTTTGTATCGGTCCATCTTTTCTTGAACCGAGAGTACGTTGTTCTTGTCTTTCCTAAGCGCCATGTGTACGTGATAGGAAAGAAGGTTGTTTACTACATCTTCCTTTGGTTCTTCAAGGTGAACGATACCAATGTTAAAATCAGTTTCCTGTAGGACTTTGTACTCAACAGCCCGTACAATCTCAGTTTTACCAATACCTTCAAGACCGGATACAAGATAAGTTTTTCCAAGGCGTAGGCCCTCTAGTTTATTTTCCAAGGATAAGATAGGCCAAGCGCATACTGGTTTGTCTTTACGCTGGCCAAGAGCTTCTTCAACCTCAGAGAAGGATGAGATAACACCGTCTGGTACGAACTTCTTGGCACCACGGTAAGCGCGTAGGAAGTCACTATCTAACCCTTCCTCAAGGTATTTGTTGGCATCCTTAAGTTTCTCATCCAGAGAAATCTTGAATACCTTTTCGTGAGGGAATAGCTGAGCTACCTGAGAAGCAGCTTTCTGTCCGGGTTCGTCTGCATCAAAACACAGGTAGATACGATCAGCAGAGTTAAGATACTCGAAGTCAGCCCGGCAATCGTTTAGTGCTGATGCAGAAGATTGAACAGACACCGCAGGAACACCAGTCATCTGGAACACAGACATAGCGTCCAGTTCGCCCTCGGTAATGATCAGGTTCTTAAGACCATCCTTGTTACCGTGGGCTTCTGTTCCGAAGAGACCGGGCTGGTGCTTACCGACTGCCCAGAAGTGTTTCTTCTCTAGGAGACGATGCTTCTGGTAGTTTTTATAGGGGAACACAACAGATTTTGGTGTGTCATCTACCACTTCTGTATAAACATTATACCGTGAAAGTGTACCTTTGTCAAGACCCCTAAAGGGAATAATTTGTAGAGATTTGTTTGTTTCTGTCTCTGGTTCCACAGAACCTCCAAATGGGAATGATTTGTTACAGGAGTAACACTTACCAAAGGTTTCGTACTCGCAATAAGCGTCACTAGATTCACCGCAAGGGCATCTAATGTGCCGTTTAGTTAGTTTTTGTCTCATTTAAGAGGTCCATAAATAATAGCCTCTAAAAGAATAGAATCAAACACGCTTCCAAAAAAAGCAGCAATAATCCACCCACCGTCTTTTTCTTTAATTGCTAAATAACAACACGTGATTGTAATCATGTTTTATTCCCTATTTCTTTCTCTTTGTAAGGGCAGCCTGCACACCGTACAAGAACAGTTTTATTACAGCAACTGGAACGTTTACCAGCATCATTGCGTGTGTCGGCAAAGAAAGAAACAATTCTGGGGATCGTTGCAGGCTCGGAAGGCACATATGGGACGGGGGAGTAAAAGCTGGTAGATTGCGACATGCGTGGGTCGTTCTGTAATTTATATATGGGTTCGTACGGCTTCAGCAGCTCTCTCAGGGCTTCATTTTCTTTTCGGAGGCGCTCGATTTCGTCGAACTCCTTCGTCTTTGCTTCGATGTGGGCTCGGACAGCCACGAGATAACGATAAGGCATGTTCATTCGCATCCATGCCATCGCATCCGCCATCTTCTCTTCAAGCTTTTGCTCAGTCATGGGTTGTCTCCTACAAGGATGGCGGTTTCAATCCAGAACGAAACGTCTTGTGCCGCTGTGTCGTAGACCTCTGACGGAGATTGTTCGTCTCGCCAAACATCGGGAACACTGAAGCGATTTGGCATCTTGTGTTCAGCGGCAATCCTCGCACACCTCTCCCGCTCTTCCATGATGGCGCGGGCGATCAGTTTCGCCCGGTCGTTGTCAGAGTAGCCGCACACGCTGTAAACTAGGCTCCGCGCCTTCACCAAAATATCCTCGGGTATCTCACTCATTTTTCACCTATCGAGCAGGAGGGTGTAATGGTGCGCTGGGTCTCGATCTTGGAAATGTCGAAGCCCGGTTCATTCACCGCCAGCGACATCGGGCCGGGCAGACTTTCACAGCCGGTCAAGAACATCAGCAGCGCCGCCGCACTCAACATCATTGTTTTCCGCTTATCACTCATTCCCGTAAATCCTGTTCTGGTTGTCCCGCATCCACTTACGAGCAGCACGGAAACATTGATCAAAAGTTAAAAAACTTCTAGGATCAAGGTGTATACACTTTACGCCGATTATGTTGAAGTAAAAATTTTTAGACCTCTTACTTTTAAAAATTTGAAAGTTAGGAAAGTTCCGAACGTCTACAAAATACCTTAAGGTTTTAACACCCGTCATCTAAGTCATCCTCATCTAGATAACCTACATCATCTTCATCAAATTCACTAAAGCAGTTACACTCTACAGAACCATCAGGGCCAAAGTAGGGCATAGGTTTAAGATCAAAACTAAGACCAGTAAAATATGAACTCTGTTGATCTGGACCTAGTTCTGGGTCGTAGTCACATACAGGACATCTCATTAAAATTCCTCCCAAATGTAGGTGTAGCCTTTGTCATCTTTGAATTTAATTACAAGCCAGTCGTTTTCTTGGTCGTATGCTTCACCAAAAATTTCTGTTACTAAGCCAGTTTCTAGGTTATCATCAAATCTGTAAGTAGCTGAGTAGAAGCTACCAACCCTAACTATATGGTTAACTCTAGGGTTTCTTGCATATTGATTTTCGTGGATACTTTTTTCTGGTTTGTAAACAAGAGACATCTGACCAGACACCTTTTGCTGAGTGTTAACACAGAGAAGAGAAAAGGGCATATTGACCTCATTTTTTAGCTTGACAAAATACGAAAAATATGATAAAATATCTACTTAAGTATATAACTAAGTTAATATACAAGTAGAATATTATACTAAGTTACTAAGTTAATTATATACTCAGTAACTTAGTTATTAACTATGCTGAGCTAAGTTATACCGCCCGAATCGCTTCGACATAGGCATTTAGCGTAGAGCCCTGTAGACCCGGAGCAGAGTTGACTTCCAAGATCAGAGCCTTGTCCGCCTTCTGATTGTAAATAACATCAATAGCACCAAAATCAAGACCAAGAGCATTGTGATCATCCAGAAAATTAGTTACAGCTTGTTGAACAGGTACGGGTAGTTCGATATTTTGGTTGGCGTAGATAAACCCATTCTGTAGATTACGAATCTGGAAGTTAGGGTTCTGGAAATCCTTGACCATAGCCTTACGCTGTACAAAGATAACCTTGTCCTTGAAGAAGTGTACTCGGTATTCTTCCTTCTTGGGCATGTACATCGTGTAGAGAGGACATGGCTGCCATTGGTCTTGGTTGTCACTGTTCATTACAATGATACCATTTCCTGAGTGGCCTGTCAAGACTTTTCTGCCAAAAACAGTCTTACCATCTGATACCCATTCTACGGCCCTAGCGTGGTCCGTAGTCCACTTTGGCACAATCGGGCTATCTCCCATCGCAGAGAAGAAAGAAAGCTTGTCAGCGGCCTTCCTAACGGCTTCTGGGGAATTTAAAATACGACACTTGAGAATCTCCTGATGCTGGATGTCAGAGTTACCCCAGTTCAGGACTGTTTTTGTATTTTTACCTACAAGTCGGTTTCGCTCCTTGTCTACACGTTTGACACCTAGGGCTTGTCCAAGAGCCGTAGCACTCTTGGAGCCCATCTTGTAAGGTACGATATAGAAATTCTTAGAAATGGCCATCTGGATTTTCCTCATCCTCATCAAAGTCGTCTAGTTCTACATTTGGTTCTGGAACCTCTGGCTGTTCGTCCATAATTTCGTCAATTGGGATAATTCGAGCCCACTCTGGCAATCCTTGCCTTAGGACCAATAAGTTTTCTTCATTGTTGGCAAGTCTAGCTCGTGGTGGGGCCTCTTCAACAATTACAGCATTGTTATTCAGCCGGGGCAGAGGTTGGTTAGGTCGAAAAGGCTCTGGCTTTTGTTGTGTTTCTCTTAGGAACTTTTTATAGTAGTCGTATGATAGGATTGTGTTTACATCCTTGTGTCCCCAAAATTGAGCGTTGTAGTCCTGTAGACCATCTACGTTACGCCAATCGCACTTAGGATTGGTAAAGTCCCAGCCAGTAGGATGAGAAGACATAAGATCGTAGAACAGAGATAGCTGGCTGTTAATCTTCTCACGATAATCAATGTTACGTTCTTCACAGAAGTCAATAAGAGCTTTTGGTAATAGTGACTGAAAGTCAATCTGTGCAGGAGTCTTGTGTGTACACATCTTCTTAATGTCTAGAAGAATCTGAACCCACTCGAAGATGTCCTCGATGTCAGTAAGACCACGCATAGTACGAACTTCTACAGTCCCAAGACGCATTAGAGATTCTAAGTTTACAGAAGTGTACTTGTTGTCATTGTTGACAAACCGATAGTCTTGCTTGGACACAAGGTCACGAACAGCATTGTAGGTACTAAGAGACTTACCGGCTTCTAATGCAAACAAATTACCTTTACGGGACTTGCCAGAATACTCTGCAATAATGTCCTCAATAAGAAGCATATGGCAGTAGAAGGTAATCACCTCGTACAGAAGATTCTGAGAGAAGTTAAGATGTACGTGGATTGAAGTACGCGGGCTAGTGGTACAAAATAACTCCCAAGGGAAACTTTCGTTGTAAGTAGCCTTGGCAAAGTCAATCTCGTACTCGTTCATAACCTTGGAGATAATCTCGTAACCACCGTTACGAAGGGAACCATCAGCCTTGGTGTGCCAGTTAGCTTCGTAAGCTACGTTACGTGGCATGATGTCAAGAGCACGAACATTAGGCTTTGGCTCTACCTCAATCTCTACACCGAAAGCGTCTTTGTAAGCTTTGCTATGCTTCTTGACACCGAAGATGTAGGACACCTGTTTTGTAAGCAGGCCACTCATTGTAGTACACTCCTGATAAGATCAATGTCTTTAACTAGGTACTGACGGTTAAACTCTGCTGTAGTAGAGTTAATGTTACTAGGTGTAATATCCTTACCTTTGTTGGTAAAAGAAATTACCTTGTCACGCATAAAGAACAGTGTAACAATCTTGAAATCGTTGACACTGATCCAATTGAATCGACGAACTGCGCACCTGTTAGTGCCATCCTTACGAAGATACTCTGGAATTACATTACTCAGTGAAGGGTATGTATTGTCTAGCATTGAGTAAAAACCAGAACAATGGAAGAAACCGATAGAACCATCTTCACCGTACATACACCTGAAACGAACAGATTGAGGGTTGATACCCCCTTTGTACTGTCGGACAGGTACACGCTCAGCTAGAAACACATCGTTATGATCAGTAAACATACCAACCTTGGGACACGAGTAATCTAACTCCTTGATAGAACCAGAGATTATATCACCAAAGTAATTTGTACCTACGAAGGTAAACTCTCTGCTGTCTGGTAGTTTGGATACCTGTTCGATATTAACCCACTTACCTGTTGGTGTGTGTTTACAGATAGACTTACGAAGTCTCTGGTCTACGTCCTGAAGTGAAGTAAACGCGTAGAGATCAACATCATCTGATGACTTCATGTTACTTTGCCTCCATTTTGTAGTTTCTAAAGAAATTCTTCAGTTTAGACTTAGAAGCATTGTTTGGAACATCGTAACTCTCCCAGTAAGTAGAATAGGAGTAGCATTCGTGCCTGCCAATAATTCTTTCAGTACCGTACAACCTTACTCCCCCATTACCATATTCTACAATATCAATGTCACTTTTCTTAACCTGTTCTACAAGTTCAATAATAGTTTCAAATAGAACACGGGCAATATCAGGTTGGTCAACCCAAGCGTTACTAAGAACACGATACTCTAGACCATAGGGCTTTGGCCTAAAAGCACCGGGTTTACCGTAGAGTTTACGACGCTCAACGTCCTTGTCCCACTTGTATTCAAAGGGAAGGATAACATTGTCAATAAGCATCGTAAGTACACGACAATTTACAAAGTGATCGTACTTCTCTACATCGTCCTTGAAAGGTTTCTTAGGGTTACGCCAACCAATATGAATATGCCCTGAACCAGTACGCATGGTCTCAAAGCCCTTACGCTTTTCTTCAGGAATTATAACATTCTCCTTACCAGTGTAAGCGTCGAAGTCAGGGTCACATCCAAGTTCTTTGTTAGCACTTGGAATAGTTGCCCAATAGTCACTGTCAAACTTAACAGCAGGTACAGAACGAAGAACTACATCCTTGTCTGATTGCTGGATAATTGACTCAATGTTCTTACGCACTTTGATAATACGATTAACGAAAACATCTACTGAGTCAGTTGGGATAATGTTAAACTCAGCAGCAGTACCGTCAACCTGTACAGCACCTTCGTCTACTGGCAGAGGATTACGCTTGTCACCAGAGAGAAGGTTGTGTACCGATATAGGCTTATCGCCCTTGAATGCGAATAGTTCCGGGTCAGCACCAATTAGTACAGACATGATAGGAGTCCCTTAGTTAATGTTGATAGACTTGACTGGTGTGCAGTTACCGAAGCAGGAAAAGTGTGAGCCCGGTTGGTCTGACCAGTTACGCATTTCATCGTAAGAAAAGTCACGGCCACATACACCACAACCACAGGCTACTAGGTTCTTATAATGATGAAGACTGACAGCACGGTTCATACTCAAGAAGAAAGTAACAAACGTGTTGAGTTCCTGTGATGTTGGAAGGTAATCAGTACCAAAGTTCATGATACCGTTTTCAATTAGATCGTTAATTGAATCAGTATCAATGTCCAATTCTTCTGAGGCTTCCATAATTACACGAATATCTTCTGGGCTAAAACCTACTTGCAGAAGATAGAACTCTGTAATTACTTCATTAGAATTAGTAATACGACGAGTACGAATAATGTCACGGCTACGAAACGGGACTACGTTAGTAGTCTTACTCCTTTCTGACGAAGGACTCTTTCCATCTTTTTCATCTGTTTGGAGCTCAAAGAGGGATGGGTCCAGATTTCCCACAGGTTGAGTTCCGCTTGATTTTTCCACTGGTACAAGAGATCCATGAACTTTTTGTTCTTTTGGTTGTTTTGTTTGTTTTCTAGGTAGGGTAAGGTTTTCCCTTTTTTCTCCAAGTTCTTCCACCAACCTGTCTGAGTAGAAACCACCCTCGAACCAGTCTTTGTCGTAATCGTACGATCCGTACGCCCCGTAGTTCTGGTGTCGAAAGGGTTTAGTAGCTTTTACTTCTACCTCCTCTTCCTCAAAGTCCATACGCTCATCATACTTGAGAGTAATTCGCTTGTGTACTGGAAGCTCCACAATGTCCGCCTTGGGAATGTTGAAAGCTGCCATAAGCATCCACTCTTCTGATGCGTAAAAGAACTTCCACTTACCTCGCTTGGCATAGAACAGAGGTCGTTGAGAGTTACGAATAATAGTAATTGTCTTTTCCTGATTGTCCCAGATAACTAGACAATACGCACCAAGTACATCAGGAAGAACTTTTTCTAGATCACCACCGGATTCACTAAGCTTGTTAGTCAACCACTCTGAGTCAGTCTCATACCCAGTGTGTACATTGTTAAGTGTTCCGTTGTGGAACACAACAAACCGCCCACACTTGGACAGAAATGGGTGCGCATTTTGAGTATTGACAGAACCCTTGGTTGCAGACCGTGTGTGACCTAGTAGAGCATAGAGGTTTACTGGCTTGATAAACTCCCTAACCTCTGGTAGTTTGGAGAAAGAAATAGGGTCCCGTGCTGACTTAAGGAAGTTAACATATGCGGGTCGCTTGTTAGGAGAACCAGCTACACGAAGATAACCAGTAGAGTCAATACCACGCACTGATGATAGGAAACTGATTTTCTTGAACTGTTCCTTGTCAAAATCGTGTAGCGCACTTGCGCTGACCATACCAAATAGACCACACATTACGCTGCCTCGCTAGGTTCACTAGTGGATTCAGGTTCCAGATAGATGTTCGGCATCTTGTGTTTGATTACTGCCCAGAAGAGTTCTTCTGTGTTTTCGTGACCGTATTCAGGGTGCGGTTGAAAACATAGACACTTTTCCTTGGAGTAGTACACAACCTCCATGTCATCTGTGAAGTGTCCACCAATAAGAGTCGCACCGTCACGTACACGACGAGAAGACTCCTTGGCTACAGCGATAATCTCAGCATCGAAAGCCGGAATCATCTGCTGGTGATGGGTGGACGTTACCTCACCAAACTCTTCTTCAAAGTTAGCTGAGTAAACTAGATGAGTCTTACCGTGGTTGTTAACGTCTTGGTACATAGAACCACCACACTGAGTGTTTAGAAACTGAGCACCACGGCAGATACCAATCTTAGGTTTATCCTTGTGTGTCTCGTATAGAGTCTCACAATATTCATCTCTCTTGTAGTTAACACTTTTGGTTACAGCTAAACGTTTCTGACCATATAGTTCTGGGTTGATGTCTTCACCACCGGAGAATACAATAATGTCTGCAACCTTGTGGTTCTTGACAATAGTGTAACCACGTTTGTTGAACATCTTCTGAATTAGCGTATCTCCGTCTTCTACAAATACCTTAAGCTGCTTCTTTGTGCTCATCTGGGAGTTTTCCGTTCTTGACATAATAGACAATGTTTTCTGTAGTCCACAGAAGATTGTCGGAAATTGGTTTCAGTGTACCGAACAAAATCTTTCTCTTGGCACTAATTGGGCTTGGTTTACCATCTGCAAATGGGTGTTCTTGGTCCCAAAGGGCTAGGTCGTTACCATTAGGAGAAAATCCGTTTGGTTTGTTAGGTTTACCCTCTAGGAACTTGGAGCTAAACACATTATTAAGGAAATGATGGTTAAGGAAGTGACC